AAAACTCACGATGTGTGTACGATACTAACATGAATAGGTATGTTAACAAGAAAAAATCACGAGGTAAGGTTGATATGGTAGTAGCTGGTATCAATGCAATGTACCTATTGCATCAAAATTATATGCTTAATAGTACCCTTGATTGGGTTGTACAAATGTAGAAAGGGGGTGAAATATTGGGATTAATTAAAAATATCTTTGGTTTAGAGGTCAGAGAAGAAGCGGTAGTAAGTGAAAACTCATTCATTGATACGGCTGACGATGTGGATTTAGGGCTCCCTAGCTTTGATGCATCAACAAATGTAACACGCAAGCAAGCGTTAAGCGTGCCAGCAGTAGCAAGTGCGTTGTTTTTAATTAGTGGTATTATTGCTGGTATTCCTATCAAGCTGTATAGGAGAGATGGTAACACTATTACAGAAATCACAGACGATGAACGCACAAAGCTATTGAACATTGAAACAAATTCTATACTAGGTGCGTTTGAAACTAAGCAAGCTATGATTAATGATCTAATCATGGAAGGGGCCTGTTATTGTTACATTGGGAAAGATGGTAATAGTGCTACATCGTTACAATACTTGCCTAAATATCGTGTAAGCGTGCTAGATAACGGCAAACTAATTGATAGGACTGTGTTATTTCTAGTAGATGGGAACTACTACGATAACTTTAATATCATGCGTGCGGTTAGAAATAGCAACGATGGGGTGCATGGTAGAGGGTTGTTAGACGATAACGCTACACAGATTTCTAGTATGTACAATGCACTTGTATATGAAAATGGTGTAATCAGTAAGGGTGTGCGTAAAGGCTTCCTTAAATCTGAGGGGAGATTGACTGTCAAAGCCTTGGAAGCACTCAAAAAAGCATGGCGAATGATGACGGCTAAACTTGGTACTAGCGATGTAATTGTACTTAATAAGGGTATTACATTTGAAAGTGCTGATAGTACGGCCGTAGAGAACCAACTCAATGAAAGCAAACAAACAAATGCTGACTTAATTTATAAATTGTTTGGTTTTACTGACAAAACGTTTACAGATGAGAAAGCATTTAATATTTTTGTTAAAACTACGATTATGCCAATCGTGAATTGCTTTGTTGAAGCTATCAATCGTTCGATGCTGCTTGAAACTGAAAAAGGTAATCTGTATTTTAGCTTAGATATGAATGATCTATTAAAAGCCGATATGCTTACACGCTTTAATGCATACAAGACTGCATTGGATAGCAACTGGATTAACGTGGATGAAATTCGTCAACGTGAGGACTTATCCCCTATGGGTATTGACTTCGTAAGTATGAACCTTGCGAACGTATTCTATTATCCAGATACGAAGAAAGTGTACACACCAAATACTGGTGTACTTGGTGATTTAACTACACTAAAATCAACGAAAGGGGGTGAAAATGATGAAAATTGAAGTCCGTAATGGTGCAGTTACGATTGAGGGTTATGTGAACGTTACAGAGCGTTTAAGTAAACCTATTCGTGATGTAAGGGGTAATTTTTTAGAAAAAGTACAAAGTGGTGCGTTCAATTCTGCATTACAACGCAATAATAATGTAGAGTTACGCTTCAATCACCGCAGAAAATTGGGAGACCAACAAGACGGCTCCTTAGAATTAAGAGAAGATAGCATTGGTTTATATGCAAAAGCTATTGTATCTGATGCGGAAGTAGTACAACTAGCAGAAAATAGACAACTCAAAGGCTGGTCTTTCGGTTTTAGAAAACTAGAAGATGCATGGGATAAACAAGAAAATATGCCAGAAGTACGCACGTTAAAGTCTATTGATGTAAGTGAAGTTAGTATTTTATCTGTGAACCCAGCATATATTGCAACATCTATTAATGTACGAGCAGATGAAGGTGAAGATTTATTAGAATGTAGATCTAACGAAACTGCAACAGGTGCATTGGAATATGATATTGAAGAACGTAAGTCTGATGATACAGAAGAAACCAGCAATCAGAAATATCATGACATTTTAAAAGAACTTAATGCTTAGCATCCACCATATGTGGGTGCTTTTTTAATGCAAAGAAAAGAGGATAGCATGAATTTTAAAAAACTTATTGAAAAACGTAATGGTTTGGTTGAAGAAATGAACAACCTTGTTAAAGTGGCAGATGAAGAAACTCGTGCCCTTAATGAAGAAGAAACAACAAAATTCGAAGGTCTACAAAAAGAAGTAGCAGACATTGACAAAACATTGAAACTTGCAAAAGAAGAGCGCTCCATGATGTCTGTATCTGATGATGAAGCACCAGCTAAAACAGATGAAAAAGCAATGGCAATGGCAGAAGAACGTGCATTTGCTAACTTCTTACGTAGCGGTGAAACTACATTCGCTGATACTGAAACTCGTGCAGATGTAAACCTTACTAAAGGCGATAATGGTGTAGTAATTCCATCCACTATTGCTGAACGTATCATTGGTACTGTTAAACGCATCGCACCAATCATTGAAAACTCTGACTTCTACGATGTAAAAGGTGATTTGGTATTCGCAGTTGAAGATGAAAGCACTAACAAAACTACATGTGCATACGTTGGTGAATTCCAAGAACTTGAAAGCACAAGCGGTAAATTCAAATCTGTTACATTGAAAGGTAACGTAGTAGGTGTATTGACTAAAGTATCTAAATCCTTAATCAATAACGCTGGCTTTGATATCGTAAACTATGTAGTAACTAAAGTAGCTGAAGCAATCGTAGTATTCTTAGAAAACGAAATGATTAATGGTTCTGCTAAAATTCAAGGTTTATTGCAAGCTAAAAACATTGTTACTGCTGGTAGTGCAACTGCAATTACTGCTGATGACTTAATTGAACTTCAATTCAAAGTACCGCAAGCATATCGTGGCAATGGTGTGTTCATCATGAACCCTGAAACATTTAAAGCATGTGCTAAATTGAAAAATACACAAGGCGAATACTTGTTGAATAAAGACCTTACAAATGGTTATGGCTACACATTGTTAGGCCGTCCTGTTTACGAGTCTGACAATATGCCTAAAATTGCTACAAAAGCTAAAGTTGCAATCTATGCTGACCTTAAAGGTTATGCTACAAAAATCAGCGGTGAAAACTCTGAAATCTCTGTATTGCAAGAACGCTTCTATACTCAATACGCAGTTGGTGTAGCTGGTTATGTTGAAGTTGACGGCAAAATCGTTGATGAACAACGTATTGCTACATTAGCAATGGCTTAATAGTCATGAAGTACAAGGTGTTAGTTGGTTATAGTGGGGTAGTATCTGCCCCACTTGATAGCATTGTTGAGTATACAGACGAGGTAATCATCAATGATCTATTGCAAGCTGGTTACATCAAACCTGTAAAACAAGCTAAAACCAAAAGCAAAAAGGCTGAAACAGAGGAGTAAACATGAAAGTTAGTGAGTTAAATCTTGATATTGTATCGAACTATATTCGTGTTGATGTTACAGCCGATACTAAACCTATCTTAGACATGGTATTATCTGCAGCAATTTCATATTGTATGACATATATGGGTATTGCTGATAAGACTACACTTGATGATTATGAGGATATGCCTATTGCCGTATTGAGTTTATGCGGTGAATTTTACGATAATCGTACATTTACGGCCGTTGAAAATGCGGTGGTAAACCCTACGGCACAAGCTATCTTAGATAAGTATTCAGTAAACTTATTATAGGTGAAATTATGTATAGAAAAGGTAGATTAAGCACTTTATTACAACATCAAGCAGAAATTCACGCTAACAGAAAATCAACCACTATGAATGAATTGGGGCAATATCCTATTGTTGATACAGTTATTGGCAATATGCATTGTGGAGTTATTCCACAGACTGGCGGTCTATTAAGTGGTAGAACGGCAGAAACTACACTTGCTAGAACTACACATAAGGTAGTGTGTAGGTATCGCAATGATATTGAACCGGATATGTGGCTAATTATTGAGGGGCAGAAATATAACATACTGTACGTTATGGATCCATACCTTAATAAAGAGCGACTAGAAATATTTACAGAGGTTGTAATCTAATGGGTATTGATATTGAAGCAGAAGGTTTAAATGAGTTTTCTCAAGAGTTGCTAGACCTAGCGACTAAAGACTTTCCGAAAGATACAAAGAATTTTCTTCAACGTGCTGGTAATAAGCTAAAAGCTAATGCAAAAAACAACTATAAAAGCGGTACTACGCAAGGCACAAAGAACCTTATCAAAGGCCTTAAACGTGATAGAGCGTATAAGTATGGTAAGGATGAGTGGCAAGTGCGTGTTAAGAATACCGCACCTCATGCATGGCTAGTAGAACACGGCCACGTGATGCTAGGCCATTCTGCACAGGGTAAACCTAAATTGATAGTTGGCAACACAGGGGAAGCCTTTGTAAGAGGTAAAGCTATCATGGGTAAAACTGCTAAAGCTTTTCCGTCAGAATATCAAGGGTTAGCGGAAGAATTTATTGATAAGATGCTTAATGAAAAAGGTTTAGGCTAGTGATAACGGCAGTTGAAATAGTAAAAGCATTAACAGTAAAGTGCAGAGAACTGCTAAATTGTGATGTTAATGATAGAGATATTTCAGAGGGATTTACTAGACCATCATTTTTTATTGAGGTTGTAGACTTTAACAATGAAGATATAGGCGAAATCCTAAGAGGTGATACGCTTAATATCTATATCTACTACTTCAATGAAAAGCGTGAGATTGGCTATCTTAACTTACTCAAAGCAAGAGAAAGCTTGCGTGAGATGTTAGCGATGCCTGTTAGCGTAGCAGATGGATTTAGTATTACTGCATCTGATATAGTCGAAACAATCAATAAGGCTGATATGTCATATATCACTAACTTTGATGTAACGATCTATCAAAACAGACCAGAAGCAGATGCACCTTACATGGAAAAATTGGCAGTCAACGGAGAGTTGCAAGAGCCAACGGAAGAATAGTTATAGCATCCACCATATGTGGGTGCTATTTTTAATGGGTAAAAGGAGCATAAAATGGCGATTGGCTTACCAAATATTGATATCGTATTCTTGCAAAAGGCGGTATCTGCCGTGCTACGTTCCGAACGTGGTACTGCATTAATCATCGTTAAAGATGATAAACAAACAGAAATTGGCTATGATGTATTCAAATTTGAAGCAGACATTACCGATAAAAAATACAATGCCGATACAATTAAATTGTTGAAGCGTTGCTTCTATGTGAATGTAAATAAAGTAGTTGTATTACACGTACCATCTAAAACAACTGCATTTGCAAATATTAAACAAGTATTAGACCGCATTAAGTACAACTGGGCTTGTACTACTGTAGCAGAGTGGCAAACAGATTTAGTATCTTATACAAAATCTCGTAATGTTATCTCTAAAGGTCGCAAAGTTAAATGTGTAGTTGCTAACGTAGCAGTTGCAGATGATAAACACATTGTAAATATGAAAGGTAATTTTGTACATGAAGCCGATGCAGCAGCTGGCACTAATGTTAAAATGACTGATTATTTACCACGAATTACATCTATTTTGGCTAACTTACCAATGAACCGCAGCATTACATACTACGAATTGGAAGATTTAGACTATGTAGATAACTCTTATGTTACTGCAGAAAAAGATATAAATAAGTGGACAGATGAGGGGTGGCTGCTCCTCATAAATGACGATGAAGATAACGTAGTGCGTGTGGGCCGTGGTGTTAATACATTGACTACATTCACATCTACTGATACAGAAGATATGCGTAAAATCATCATTGTTGAA